GCGCTAAAGAATAGGGATATTCAAGCGTATAACAACGTTTGGGAAGGTCTTTGCAGGGTTACGGTTGATGGGGCTATCTTTGCCGACCAAATGCAACAGGCTGAGTTTGATGGCAGGATTACTAAGGTTCCGTATGATCCAAGCAAGCCAGTTCATGCGGTGTTCGATCTTGGGTGGGCAGACCATACGGCAATTTGGATGGTGCAATTTATCGGAATGGAAACTAGGCTAATCCGGTACATCCAAGACACGCAAAAGACCATGACGCATTACTTAGCCACATTACAGACGTTTGGCTATGTGTACGACACGATCTGGCTACCTCATGATGCCCAAAACAAAACTCTTGCTGCTGCTGGCATGACGATTGAGCAGATTGTTAGGAATGCAGGGTTTAAGACTAGGGTTTTGGAGCGTGTTCCGGTTGTTGACAGTATTAATGCTGCGCGTACAATCTTCCCAAAATGTTATTTTGATAGAGAAAACACCGCCGAAGGATTACAATGTCTGCGGCATTATCGGTACGAAGTCGATCCAGATACCAAGCAATTCAGCAGAAATCCGCTACATGACCATTATTCGCATGGTGCTGACGCTTTTAGGTACATCGGATTAATGATTCAAGAACCGCGCAAAACAAGGCAAAAACCTGTGTCTGCGCAACTTGGCAACAATATGTCTTGGATGGCGTAAATGGCAAATAATCAACAGGGCGACTACGATCCAATCATCGAGGAAGCCAAGCAATTCCTAAAGTTCTGCAATGATGCGGACACGATGAACCGCCAAGAGGCTTTAGAGGACTTGAAGTTCGTCAACGGCGACCAATGGCCTGTTGAGCTACAAAACAGCCGGAACCTAGAATCCCGCCCAGTTCTGACTATCAACAAGCTAGACACCTATTGTCGGCAGGTCACGAACCAACAGCGTCAGCAAAGACCCCGCATCAAAGTTCACGCAATGAACACCAATAAAGATGCGGCTGAAGCTGAGGTTATTCAGGGCATTATTCGTCACATCGAGGTAAATTCCAACGCTGATTATGCTTATGACAACGCATTTGATTATGCGGTGCGCATGGGTTGGGGTTTTATCCGCATCAATACCAACTATGTAAGCGAAGATTCGTTCGATCAGGAAATCTACATTGACCCTGTAGATAACCCTTTTACCGTTTACTTAGACCCGAATTCAATACTGCCGGACGGTTCAGACGCTGAGAAAGCGATGATTACGACGGTTATCAGCAAAGACATATTCCGCAAGATGTACCCTGACGCAGACGAGACCAATTGGTCTATGCGTGGTACTGGCGACAGTCAAAACGAATGGATTATGAAGGAAGATATTCGGCTGGCTGAATACTTCTACACATGGCGCAAAAAGGTAAAGCTTTGCCTGTTGTCAGACGGTTCTCACGTTTACGAGGACGAACTAGATCAGAAACAAATGGATATGGCGGGAATTACCGTTGTTTCCAAACGCGACAGTTTCAAGAAGGTTATCAAGTGGAAGAAGCTGACCGGCGTTCAGGTGCTTGAAGAGCGCGATCTGCCTGGTAAGTACATCCCGCTTGTGCCTGTGTACGGCAGACACATGATTATTGGCGACAAGCGTAAGAAATTTGGCATGGTTCGCTTTGGCAAAGACCCGCAGCGCATGTACAACTTTTGGCAGACAAGCTTGACTGAGTCGGTTGCACTTGCGCCAAAGGCCAAATGGATTATGGCTGAAGGGCAGGACGAAGGTCATGAGAGCGATTGGGCAGCAGCTAACATTAAATCTAACGCTTACCTGCGTTATAAACAGACGGATATAGAAGGTCGTCCAGCACCTGCGCCACAGCGTTTACAGCCTGAGCCACCTCCAGCCGGTGTAATGGCAGCAGCGCAATCTATTAATGGCGATATGCAAGCGATTATGGGTATCTTTGACCCTAATCAGCTACCTACAGGGAATATCTCAGGCAAGGCGTTGAATGGTCAGCAGCAGCAGATTGATCTGACAAACTTTGATTATTACGACAACCTGACTCGCAGCTTGTGTCATGTAGGCAAGATTATTCTTGATCTGATTCCTAAGATTTACGACACAGAGCGCGTAATGCGCATTATTGGCGACGATGGCAAGCCAGAGCTGTTGACGGTTAATCAGCAAGACGCAGTCGGCAACGTTATGAACGATGTGACTGTCGGCAAATACGATGTGGTTATGGAGACAGGCCCAGGCTACAACAGCAAGCGTCAAGAAGCTGTGGAAACTATGACACCTATTTTGGGTGCTGACCCTGCGCTTATGGATAAGATTGGCGACTTGTGGTTCCGGAATATGGACTTCCCTGGTGCTGACATTATTGCTGACAGGCTGGCTACGCTTAATCCGTTGGCACAGATTGACCAACATTCCAAGATACCGCCGCAGGTTCAAATGCAGCTCAAACAGGCTGAAGCTCAGAACCAGCAATTGCAGCAGCAGTTGCAAGCTATGCAGATGGCTATTAAGCAGCGTCAGGATATTGAGCAGGTCAAGCAGGATAATGAGACTAAGCGCGAATTGCTGCGCCAGACGGCTAAAGCTCACAATACAGAGACTATGGCTGAAGTTAAGGTCAATGACCAAAATACTCGCGCCATTACTAGCCAGAACAAGGTTGAGATTGAAGCTATTGTTGACCTATTGCTGCATCACATGGACACAAACAGGCTTAATTTAGAGATTGACCGTAGAAATGCGGAACAAGCTCAAGCTATGGGTATGGCAACAGCCGACATTGAGCAGGGGCAAAACCCATTAATTAGTCAAGGACAAGTTGCACAATAGATTAAGCAGGATTATTATTAGCAAAACCTTACCAGTTAGGTTAACTGGGTAAATTCTTAGGGAAACCTATGTCCGAAGTAAAAGAAGCAGGAAATGTATTAACGAGTGAAAATTCAGCCGAGTTTTATGCAAACAAGTTAGGTTTAGCTGACCCTGCCCCGACTGAGGCCGCCGACGAAAGTTCTGCGGAGCCTGTCCAAGAGGAAAGCCAGAGTGAACCTGAAGCTAAGACAGAAGCGGAAGCAACAGAGCAACCGAAGAAGCAAAACCCAAAGCTGGAAAAGCGGTTTTCAGAGTTAAGCAAAGCGCGTGATGCTGCTAGACAAGAGGCGGCAAAGGAACGTGAGCAGCGCGAAGCGTTGGAAGCACGCATTAAGGCATTGGAGCAGCAGCCACAGCAAGCACAGGTTCAGACGGATGAACCGCAGCCAAGTGATTATCAGGATGCCTTTGAATATGCTAAAGACTTAGCGAAATACGAAGCAAAACGGATAATTCAGGCTGAAAAGCAAGCTGAAGCTCAAGCTAAAGCTCAGGAAGCGCAACAGAAAGTCTTATCGACTTGGACTGAGCGCATAAATGAGGCTAAGCAAGAGCTACCGGACTATGACGAGATGATCGCCTCAAGTGACGTTGTAATTCACGACGTTATTCGAGACGCAATCTTGGAAAGCGATGTCGGGCCAAGGATTTTGTATCATTTGGCCGAAAACGAGGATTTCGCTAAAAAGTTCGCTGATATGCCGCTGCCCCAAGCTCTGAAGGAATTGGGCAAGTTGGAGTTGAAATACGCTCCGTCTGAGGAAAAAGCTGTTGCGGTAAGAAAGAGTAAAGCACCGCCACCGATTAGCCCGATTAAAGGAACTTCTGGTGCAATAGATACGCCGATAAATGACAAAGGCGAATTTACTGGCACTATCCAGCAATGGAAAGAGTTACGAAAGTCAGGGAAGATTCGGTAGCTAATTAATTTTCTTTTTAGGAGCTATCAAAATGGCAAATAACTTGCTAACCATTAGCAAGATCACCAACGAAGCGTTGATGGTCTTGGAGAATGAACTGACTTTCACATCGGAAGTTGACCGTAATTATGATGACCAATTTGCCGTAGTTGGCGCAAAGATTGGTAACACCGTTAATGTTCGTCGTCCAGGCCGTTTTATCGGTACTACTGGCCCAGCTTTGAACGTTGAGGACTTTAACGAAACTTCAGTTCCTGTTACTTTGGGCACTCAGTTTCACGTTGACACACAGTTTACAACTCAGGACTTAGCCCTGTCGCTGGACATGTTCTCTGACCGTGTTCTGAAACCTGCTGTTGCAGCTATCGCCAACAAGATTGACCGCGATGGTTTGGTTATGGCTACTGCTAACACAGCCAACATCGTTGGTACTGCTGGCACACCGCCAACCGGTTTGATTACATATCTGACAGGTCAAGCTTACCTTGATTCTGAAGGCGCGCCTCGCGATGGTCGTCGTTCATGTATCGTTGAGCCATTCACATCGGCTACTATCGTTGACAGCTTGAAGGGCTTGTTTGTGCCTCAAGAAGCTATTGGCGAGCAGTATCGTAAAGGCTTGATGGGTCGTGATTCAGGCGGTATGAACTGGAAGCTGGATCAGAACGTTGTGTCACAGACTTTTGGTGCTAACACCACAACTACTGTGACTGCTTCTGTAAATACAACTACTGCAACTGGTTTCCTAACTTCTGGCTGGGCATCATCGTCAACAATCACGATTACTGCTGCTAACACCGGTACTCTGAACCTGAACGCTGGCGACACATTTACTATCGCTGGTGTGTATGCAGTCAACCCACAGAACCGTCAGGCTTATGGTTCAAACAAACTGCGTTCATTCGTAGTTAAGTCGGCTGTGTCGGTTGCTTCTGGTTCGTCGGTTTCTGTAACTGTTTCCCCAGCTATTATTACTGCTGGTCAGTTCCAGAACGTTTCGATCCCAACAACTTCATCATCGGCTGCTGTGACTCAGTTTAACAGCACAGGTATCGTTTCTCCGCAAAACATCATCATGCACCGCAATGCGTTCACGCTTGCAGTAGCTGATCTTGAGTTGCCAGAGGGCGTTCACTTTGCTGGTCGTGCAAGCGACAAGGAAATTGGCCTGTCAATGCGTGTTGTCCGTCAATACACCATCAACAACGATTCGATCCCGACTCGTTTGGATGTGCTGTATGGTTGGGCTCCCTTGTACCAAGAACTCGCTTGCCGCGTTGCAGCTTAATTTAGGAGATATATATTATGGCGAATCCAGGCCCAGCAAGTACCCAAACGATCCACCCACAGAACGTATTGTCAAATCAGGCAATTCGTCTGTTGGCTGTGGTTACTGGCGTAAACGTAAACACAACTGGCGATGCAGCAGTTCTGCCCATCGCTAATGCAAGCAACTGGTCTGTTGCAAACGTGGTTTTCACGAATGCTTCAACTAGCTTAACAACTGCGGCTGCTGGTTTGTTTACAGCACCATCAGGCGGCGGTACTGCTATCGTTGCTAACGCAGCATTGTCAGGTCTGACAGGTTCAACAGTTGTAAGCCAGCGTACCGTTGCTTCTACTGCTATTCAGACAGGCCAAAACCTGTACATCAACGTTGGCACAGCACAAGGTGCTGCAGCAACGATGGATGTGTATGTTTATGGCTATGACTTCAGCACTTACGGCTAATTATTAATTGGCTAAAAAACGGAGAAAGCCATCCTTACAAGGGGTGGCTTTTTTCGCATGAAAGCCTATAATTAGTAAAATTTTTGAAAGGATTGGATTATGTCCAGCACTACGGTTACTCGCGGTAATTCGCACGAAACTTTCTACATTCAGCCTAGCATTACACCTGCTTCTGTGACTAATGGCGTTACTGCATTGCAGACGTTTTCTCTGCCTGGCTTGCAAACAACTGACTTAGTGCAGATTATTGGTTACAACGGAAGCCAAACGGCTAACATTATTGTTGCTGAGGCTGATTGCTTGGCTGCAAACGTGTTGTCGGTTCAATTTGGCAACGTAGGCGCGGCTGCTGCTACTCCTGCGGCTGGTGTTTACACTCTGCAAATTGTTCGTTTAGAAGGCCCTGCACCTGCAACGGCTGTTTAAGGGGTAAATTATGGCTAATACGTCGGTTTTTCGTGTAAATGGCCCGACTACTGCTATTGGT